CGAGCAGCTCGACCAGCAGGGTGGGCGGTGCGATTGCTGCGGCACCTCGGAGCCCCGCGGGCGTCTGGGTTGGCACCTCGACCACGACCACCGGGGAGACGGGCGCCGTGGCAAGACCTGGCAGCTTCGGCCCGACTTCTTTCGCGGCGTGCTCTGCATGGTCTGCAACATGACGCTCGTCTCCTGCGTTGAGAAGTACCCGGAGATGCGACCGCTCATCCCCGTCGTCGATGCCTACCTCTCGAAGTGGGAGGTTATCATCCGCGAGCGGTTGGCTAGCCTTGACGCTGCATAGCATGGCCCTAGCCTCGGAGACGTGGGACTGAGCCCGAAACAGGCTCGGTTCGTTGCCGAGTACCTCAAGGATTTCAACGGGGCACAGGCAGCGATTCGAGCCGGATACTCGCCCGGGTGCGCCCGTGTGACTGCTAGTCGCATGCTAGCGAGGGCTAACATCGCGCAGGCCGTCAACGAAAAGACCGAGAAGATCTGCGCGAAAGCAGAGGTTTCCGCCGAGTACATCCTGACGAGTCTTCTCAGCATCGCGAAGCGGTGCCAGTCCGAGGAAGACTTCGACGCAGCCGGCGCGAACAAGTCGCTCGAACTCCTCGGCAAGCATCTGAAGCTCTGGACGGACAAGTCGGAGTTGAGCGGCCCGGGTGGCGATTCAGTCACGATCAGCATCGAGGGGATCGTGCGGTGAGTGAGGCCGTCGCGATCAAGTACGTCGCGCCGCCTACGCTCGGGAAGTTCCTGGGCTCCGACGCATTCGTGCGCCTGGTCGTCGGCCCGGTGGGCTCGGGCAAGTCGAGCGCCTGCGCGATGGAGATCCTACGCCGCGCCCAGCTTCAGCATCGGGGGCCGGACGGGAAGCGCCGCTCTCGCTTCGTCGTGATCAGGAACTCCTATCGCGAGCTGAAGGACACGACGATCAACACGGTGCGGCAATGGCTCCCCGACAAGCTCGGGACGTGGCGCCTCACCGACAACGCCTTCGAGCTGTCCTACAAAGACGTGGAAGCGGAGATCCTGTTTCGGGCGCTCGACACGCCGCAGGACGCGAAGAAGCTGCTCTCGCTCGAACTGACCGGGGCGTACATCAACGAGGCGAAGGAGATCCCTCGGGTCGTCTTCGACCTGATCCAGTCCCGCGTCGGCCGCTACCCTGCGATGAAGGACGGCGGCGTGACCTGGCGCGGCGTCTGGGCCGACACGAACCCGCCGGACACCGACCACTACCTCTACAAGATCTTCGAGGAGCAGCGCCCCGAGGGCTTCGCGCTCTTCCGCCAGCCGGGAGCGTTCGCGCCGAACGCCGAGAACCTCGACAACCTCGACCCGGGCTACTACCAGCGCATCTCGAAGGGCAAGAACCCGGACTGGGTGCGCGTCTACATCGACGGCGAGTACGGGTACGTTCAGGACGGGCGCCCGATCTATCCCGAGTGGAAGGACACCCTGCACTTCGACGCTGGCGTCGTCGCGTTTGACCAGGGGCCGATCACGCTCGGCATGGACTTCGGACTGACGCCGGCCGCGGTACTCTGCCAGCGCGACGCCGACGGCCAGGTGCAGGTCTTCGACGAACTCGTCTCCGAGGACATGGGCGCGCAGACCTTCGCCCGCGAGCTGGCGACGAAGCTGAAGCGCGACTACCCCGGGCGGCTGGTCATCGGTTGGGGCGATCCTGCCGGTGAGCAGCGTGCGCAGACGGACGAGCGAACGCCGTTCGATGTCGTGCAGGCGGCGGGGCTCCCGGTCGTGCCGGCCCCGACGAACGACTACATGCTCCGTCGCGAGGCCGTCGCCGGAATGCTGCTCCGCATGACGATGACCGGGCGTCCGGCGCTCGTCGTCGGCCCGAAGTGCCTGTCGCTCCGCAAGGCCATGGCGGGAGGTTACTGCTACCGCCGGCTCCAGGTGGCCGGCGACGAGAAGTACGCGGACAAGCCAGACAAGGGGCGCTGGTCGCACGTTGCCGAGGCACTTCAGTACGCAGCCGTGGGGATGGGTGAGGACCGTCGAGTCGTATCCGGGGGGCGCACCAGCCTCCAATTCAGCGTTCGTCGCGCACTTCGGATGTAGGAGAGCAAATGCCCGTCAACACCGTCGAGTTGAAGAATCGCCTGGACGCCGCGATCACCAACCGAGCCAACGTGGATGCGACGTTCGACGAGATCGAACGGTGGGTCGGGCCGATGTCCGGCGGCGTGCCCGCCGAACGCATGCCAAGGTCAGAAGCCGAGGTTGACCGGGAGCGCGCCGAGGTCTGGGACTCGACCGCACCCGAGGGCGCCGACAAACTCGCGGCGAACATCTACACGTCGATCACGAACCCGGCGATGCGTTGGGCGCGCACCCGGTGGCGCAAGAAGGAACTGCGCGAGAACACCGAGGCGAACAAGTGGTTGGAGACGGAGACGGACGGCGTGATGGCCGACCTGGCCGACTCCGACTTCTACACCGAGATCGCGAGCTGCTATCAGGACTGGGTCCGGTACAACACGGCGTGCTTCGTCGCGGAGGCGCTAAAGGACGCGATGAGTCCCGACCAATGGACGCGGCTCGACTTCACCGCGCCGCCCATCCGGGAGTGCTACTACGAGCCCGACTACGCCGGGAACGTGCTCCGCTGGTGGCGCGTGTTCTCGTGGACACCGGCCCAGATCATCTCGAAGCACGGCGCCGAGAAGGTGCCCCAGCGCATTCGGGACATGGCGGCGGCGGTAGACCAGTCGTCGAACCGAATCAAGGTCGCGTTCGCGGTCTACGTCCGGCCGGAACTCGTCGGCAAGAAGAAGCAGGCGCCCGTCGCGCCCGAGCTGCGGCCCATCGGTAGCGTGTACTTCCTCTGCGACTCGGGCGAGCAGGTCGGAGACGAGGACGGGTACTACGAGATGCCGGTCTACATCGTCCCGTGGGAGAAGGCTGCCGGCTCGGACTGGGGCCACGGCCCCGGGATGCGGTGCCTGCCGACGGTGCGCTACCTGAACGCCCGCCTGGAGCAGCAACGGATGGCTGGCGAGAAGGCCATCGACCCGACCTACGCGGTGACGGAGCGGGGCCAGCAATCGGACCTCGACAACCGCCCCGGCGGGCGCGTCGTCGTCGGGCACATCGACGACATCAAGCCGCTCGAAAGCGCGTCTCGGTTCGAGGTGGGCGAGCGAGACATCGCGGACCTTCGCGCCATCATCCGCGGCATGTTCTGGACCGAGGAGCTGACGCTCAAGATCAGCCCCGCGATGACGGCGACCGAGGTTAATGCCCGGATCGACCAGATGAACAAGCTCTTCGGGCCGACGCTGGCACGGCTCTACTCGTCGGTGCTCGATCCCCTGCTCAAGCTCGTCTTCGCGATGCGCTACCGCGCTGGCCGCATGGCGCCAATGCCTGCCGTCGTGAAGCAGGCCGTCCTGGCTGCCGGGGGAGACTTCGACATCGAGTACCAGGGGCCGCTCGCGAGGGCGCAGCGCATCGACGAGGTCGCCGCCATCGAGCGCGAGGCTGCGTTCAATGCCGCCGGGATGAAGATGGGGTTCACCGAGGCCAAGTTCACCTTCAACTTCGCCGCGGCTGCGCGACGCATCGGAGAACTGCTCGGCACGCCCGCCGAGATCCGGCGCAGCGAGCAGGAGGTGAAGGCGATGATCGACGGCGAGCGCAAGATGATGGCCCAGGCGCAGCAAGCCGAGGTCGCCCGCGCTCAGGGCGAGGCCGTCCAGCAAAGGGCCGACGCCGCTGCCGCGATGCAGTCCGTCCCGGCCCAGCCGATGCCGCTCGTCTCGCCCGAGGCCGGCGGGGGGCTCATGTGACGGAGCGACAGGAGGCGTTCGACGCGAAGATGCAGCGGCTCGGGAACGCGATCACCGCGGTCCTCGCGTCGCCGGCTGGCAGGCAGCTCATGGAAGACCTAGAGGCGTGCTTCGTCCGAGGCGACCTCCGGGGCAGGACCGTCGAGGAGACGTACTACAACCTGGGAGCCCGAGGGGTTGTCGAGAAGTTGAAGCGGTACGCAGAGCACAACGAACGAACGGGGACGACCAATGGCTGACTGGCGTGAAGAGTTGCCCGAGGAGTTGAGAGCGGAGCCGATGTTCAAGGACGTGCCGGATGTCGCGACGCTCGCGAAGGTGGCGCGTGACCTGAAGGCGTATCAGGGGCGCTCCCTGGCGCTCCCGGCCGACGATGCCGACGAGGCGGCGCGCAAGGAGTTCGAGGCTCGCCTGGCCGAGAAGGCTCCCTCGCTGGCGAAGGCGGTCGAGTTCGAGAAGGCCGAGACGGCGAAGCAGAAGGCAGCCCGGGAAGCGACCGAGGCGGCAGCCGTGGCGCTCAAGAAGGAGTGGGGATCGGACTACGACGACCGCGTGAAGGCAGCCCGAGCCGCTGCGGTGAAGATGGGCGTTCCCGAGTCGGCGCTCGACTCCATGCCTCCGAGCCAGGTCCGGGTCTGGGCAGCCGCCGCGTCGGCGCTCACCGGCAACGCGCATCACGTCGGGGAGCAGGGCAAGGGCGGGGCGCCTCGCATGACCGGGTCCGAGATCGACATCGAGATCGCGAAGCACCGGGCCGACCCGGAGTACTACGGCGGGCGCCGGCCGGACCTGCACAAGCGCGTGGCCGAGTTGATGGAGATGCGGGGCGGTTGACGAACACGAGCACCGCTGTAGCATCGGGACATCGGGCGAAGGGACTACCGGCAGTCGCCGGCCCCAGATGCCCGGTGCCTCGGTAGCGGGCGCATAGCTACAAGCAGGCGGGCCGGGGATGTCCCCCGATTACTCGCGGCGATTGGGTCTTTCACCATTCGCCCGCGAGGAGCGGGCAGGAGTCCACCGTGGCAGCCAACGAGATCAGCCAGCTTCAGATCACGAAGTTCGCGCAGGAAGTCATCCACCTCTCGCAGCAGAAGAAGTCGAAGCTCCGCATGTGCGTCACGGAGCAGTTCGACGTGGCGAACAAGTTCGTCTTCAAGGTCACGTCGGCCCGCGCCGCGATGACCGCCCGCTCGAACGTCGGTGTCGTCGCCGGGAAGCGCACCGCGACGGCCTACGCCGATCAGGTCTACAACAACCGGGTCGTGCTGCCCGCGCCGTACTACACCGCGGACAGCTTCTCGACCTACGACGACGCGAAGCGGCAGATCGAGAGCCCCAGCGCCGTCCTCACCAAGTCCTTCGCGATGCAGGTCGGTCGCCAGTTCGACGACATCATCATCGCGTCGTTCTTCGCCGCCGCGCTCGACTCGCTCGGCAACTCCAATGCTCACCCGGCCGGCAGCCAGATCGGCGGCGCGACGACCGCTCCGTCCCTCGACCTGCTCATCACCGCCCGCGAGATCCTGGCCGAGAACGAGGTCGATCCCGACGAGGAGAAGTACTTCGTCTGCTCGCCCAACTACATCTCGGCGCTGCTCGACGACAGCAAGGTCGCTTCCCGCGACTACGCCGCGCTCCAGGCGCTCCAGTCCGGGAAGATCGACACGTTCCTCGGGTTCAAGTTCATCGAGTCGAACCGGCTCACGACCCCGGGCGGCACGCCGAAGCAGATCTACGGCGCGGCGTTCACCAAGGACGCCATCGGCCTGGCCGTGAACACCGAGGGCGTGGTGGACATCGGCAAGGACCCGTCGCTCTCGTTCGACACCATCGTCCAGGTGCAGATCGACGCGGGCGCCGTCCGCATCCAGGACGCGAAGTGCATCCGCGTCCACTACCTCGAAACGAACTAGCCTGACCGGAGGCCGCTGATGGGGGGAACCCTGCCAGCGGCTTCCTCCCATCGGAGGAACACATGGCTGGCGTTTCCTACCTGACCGGTGCCGAGTACGAGTGGGTCATCTCGGAGATCGCGAAGTACACGCTGTTCAGCGACATCAAGACGGCGCTGGCCCACGTCAATGGCACCTACCTCGACAATCGCGAGGCCGAGCTGTCATTCCAGGCGTACAAGCGGCGGGCGTACTCGGACGTTCACGGCTTCGCCGGCAGCGACCGGCAATGGGCCGAGGTGGCGTGGGCGCAGATCACTCCGGCGCCCGCCGCGATCGTCCCGTCCACCTTCGACACCGAGGGCGGGCAGGAGATCATCATCCTTGGCTCGATGTTCAGCCCAGGTTGCACCGCGACGGTGGGCGGCGAGGACATCACGATCATCTCCCAGACGCCCGGAACCATCCTCGGCATCATGCCGGCGCTGACTGCGACCGGGGAAGGTGCGGCGTCGGATGTCGTCGTCACGTCGGCGGCAGACAACGCCGGGACGCTTACGGAGGCCGCGACCATTGCGGCGCTCACCCCGGTCTTCACGAGCATCAACCCTGCCACCGGCCCCGCCGCTGGCGGG